TGCCCTGCCATCCTTTCATGATAAGCATCATTGCGGCGCCTAATGCAAAAACAACTGCTGCACCTACTGCAACATATGTTAGCATTTTTCCTGCGGTTTTGCCTGCGGTCCCAAGAAAGTTCACAAGTCTAGAAGCACTAGAGCCCGCCGCAGCACCAGAACCGGGCGCGCCTCGACCTGCGGCCAAGCTTTTTATTAGGTTATCAATTTTCTTGTTACCTTGGGTAACACTAGAAGCAACGCTTTGTAATTGCTGTGATTGTGCAGCACTTAATGCAGATGCGATTTGTTTTTTACCAAATATTTTTCCTGCAATAAGATTTGATATTGTTGCACCTGCAATATTAAACGTAGCACCAGCCGCAAACCTTGCAACCATTAACTTTGCAAACGTTGCTGCAAGTTTTGTAAGAACAGGTTTTATTTTTTCCATTAATTTTGAAAAAAGATTCTTAACTCCTTCAATAATCCTCTGGACTGTCTGCTGACCTTCCGGGCTCTTAAAATAATTAACAAGGGGTGCAAATATTTTTCCTAATGCAGTTGTCGGTGTGGTTATTCCTGTAGGATTCTCGATAAATGATATAATTCCTTCAAGAAGATCTGCAATACTCTTGACCATTTGTGGAAGAACAGATTTTGCAATAAACTTTGAAAACTTTGTAAGCATTTCCACAACGCTTTCTTTCATTGTTTTCCACATATCTGTTTTAAAAAAGTTTGTTGCAAAATCTGTTAATCTATTTCTTAAATTTTCAAAAGCTTTTCCTGCATCACCGCCCTTGGCAATTGTTGTGTTAAAGTCATCAATAATTGATTTTATCTTTTTAAACGTTTTTGTAAATGCGCCAAGAAACTTTCCAAGACCATTATCAAGAAATAGGTTTGCTAAGCCTCTTCCTGTTCGTCGCAATGTCCATTGAAACTTTTTAAGCGTCAACATAAGGTTTCGAAATGGTGCAGACATTTTCAATGCCGTTTCAAAACCTTTTAACAATGGCCCAAAGAAACCTTTTCCCATATCACCGCCACTTTTCACCAACCGTTCAATTGAATCACCTAATTTTGACATTGCCTCGGCTTGACTAAGTGGTTTCTTTTCTGCGTCTTTACTCGCCTTTTTTATTTCTTCTAATGACTTACCTTGGTTTTCAAGAGAAAATGCAGCTTTTGCAGTTTCTTCATCTAAGTTTGTTTGTGCGGCTAACAATTTTAATTGTTGTCTTGTCATGTTTGAAGCATCTTGACCTGCAGCAGCCATTGATTGTCTTAACATATCAATTCGCTCTGTTTCGGTTTCGGCCTGCATCATTTTCATGACATCAATATTTGCACCAAAAGCTTGTGCCAATTTATCTGCAGATTCAGCCGCTGTATCAAACGAATCAAATCTATCAAGAACACCCGCCAGCTTGCCTGCCTCAATACCCAATTGAGACGAATATGCAACTGATTCAGCCAATTGCTTATTGGTATGCGTAATAAATTGAGGCATCTTTTTGATTTCGCCCATTTGGCGCGCCATCATTTTTGCACTTCCTGCAAAAGCAGGACCCATTTGCTGAGCTAAATTATTAACTTCTGATAATTGTTGTTCTAATGTTTTTCCTGTTGTTTTTGCTTCTAGTGCAAATGATTTTAACCCATCAGCACTTAATCCCAATCCTTTTTGAAATACAGCTATTTTTCCTGCACCTGCACCTGCTAATTCATCTGCAAAAGCAACCGCATCAGCACCTAGATCTGAAAACAATTTTTGCATTGCTGCAATGCGCTCTGCAACGTTTCCAAAAACACGCATTGCAGATAAACCTGTTCCCATTAATGCAGGTTGAAGATTTTTTGATGTCTGTATAACAAGCGAACCTATTCCATCTTTTAATGAACCAAATTCTTCTCTAACTTTTTCATATGCCTGTGCTAACTCCGTACCTCCGCCGCCAGAGCCAGCCATATCAAATAGACCGCCAATTATTTTAAATGGTATTGCAAGAATTGATCTACCAACACTAAACATCCCACCTACGATTGATGTTGTTAATCCCCAAACACGTGTTAAAATTGCTTTTCCGAAACTAAACGTACCTTTTAATGACGAACCAACAGAAGCAAGACCTAATGCAAGATTCTTATTCTCTTTTATATATGCTTTAGCACCCTTGATAAGACCCTGCAATCCACCTTCTGCATTAACATATGCTTCGGCAGCTTTGTCATAAACATCTTTTTGCTTGTTAGCAGCATCTGCAGTTTTTTTAAGCGCTTCTTCAGACGTTTCTGAAAACGTCTTCATTTTATCAATAACCTGATCAATATCACCACTTGTCATTGCTTCTTTTATACCAATTTGCAATTGCAATTGATCTCGCAATTGTTTGGTAGAAGAAGCTAATGCAGCAGCACGTTGCTTAACGAGCTTTGTAAGCTCTTTTTCTAATTTAAGGTTATCAACAGCCATTTTTTATTTATAAGTTTATAAAGGCCAAGGAACGCCGGTTATTCGTTCAAATTCTTTACCTTTAGCATGCTTTAGGCCTAATTTTTGCATAACAGATTCAACTGTTGCGCCAGGTTTTTTAAGTTCATCATTAAATCGTCTAGAAGCCCTTAATGCATTGGCTAAAGCATCAATTTCTTGTTTTGTACCTTTAACCCGTAATTGTGAACTTTTTCCTAAAACCCATGCTGCAACTGCAGCCATAAATAATTTGCCTGGTAGGTTTAATTTAAACTTAAACATCATAGAACCTTTCAATTACATATAAATATAATTAATAGATGATTTATTACAATTTACGTAAACCTTCTTCCTCGTGGAGGCGGGTTTGCACGTGTTAATCCTGCCATTTGCCTGAGATGTGGATCATTACCATGTGTTGCTTTTGTAAGAGGTACCGTATCAGACTCTTCTGCTTGCTTGTTTGCACGCTTTAATTCGTCAACTAACCTATTAACAAACCATGTACGCTCAGCAATAGGCATTGAACGTACATCTTGATAAGTAAACCCACAATAATATGTAAGCAAGAAAAAAGATTCTAATATATAATCAACCTTAGCTCTTTGCGTTAGGCCAAAAAAAGCTCACGCCCATCGGGACACTTACCTCCGATAGCTCGCCACAATCAGGATTCGAACATACTATCTCTGCAGACATATCGATACCTGGTTCATTTTTATCAATATATTCTCTCAAGAATAATGAGTCAATTGCAGGCATATTTGTTGCAAACTTTGAAATTAATGTTCTATCTGTTCTTCCATTGACTGATAAAATTGAATGCTGTAATCTTGTGGTTACCAAACTATCTGACAAAATCTTTGCTTTCTTTTTTCTGTTTGAAGTCATGGTAATTTCTTCTTCATCTTTTCCTGTCAAGAACTTAAAATGTACAGTAGCTTTTGTCTTTGGTAAAAGAACTGAAAATTCATTTGTTCCTGCAGATACAGGATCAATGTCAAGCGTTTTAAGAGGCATTTGAGAAAGTTGAAAATCATGCTCTTGGATTTCAGAACACGTAGGACATGAAACAGATGTTTTATATGATGAACCATATCCTGTAATTCTAACTCCAACCATTATTGCGTTTCTATCGCCTGAAAGCATATTTGAAACATTTATACTTTTATCAACAAGACAAGATTGAAGCAGTTTTGTAATAACAGTTCCGTTTTTAATCAATGCTTTACTTGTAAGGATATCTTCTTCTTTTGCAGTCATTGATTTGATTTCGACAGTCTCTCGATTATGTAAAGTACTAGATACAGGATATACTTTTCCCGTGGACGGCAGAGGAACAGTTTCTACTGGTATTTCAAGTCCTAGCTCTTTTACCCAATTATTTGGATCAGGCTTGACATTTGGTGCATTCGGAACAACTTCACGCTGTTGTGTAGTTTGATCTTGAGTAAAAACGTTATTTTTATCTTCTCTTATATCTGACATATGATTTACCTCAATAAATTAATCTAATACTGAATAAATTAATACCTATGTACTAATTTGTAAATTCGTATTCCTGTTTATTATTAATATCCTGAATAATTTTTAACCTAAGGTTATCTACAGGTAATACTATTACATCTTTTTCGGTAAAATCGATTGTGTTGCCAATACTTTCTGTTTTATCTGCACCAAAACAGCTCACTAACGTTGTTGATATCAACATTGCAAAAATTAGTTTTTTATTTTCATTTGTAATCATAAAACCTCAATTGGGTAATATATATCACAAAATAATATTTTTTTAAAAAAAAGTATCAAAAATAAAAAAACGGCCTCAAAGAAGCCGTTTTTAAATAATAATGTTTTAAAGCTAGACTGTATCAGTATTGTAGTACGCAGTTATCAAAACGTAGCGTTAATGCGATTTCTGTCATATCACTACCATCATATGAAAGATCATTAAAGTTTGCGTCTGTAATGAATGCACCTTTAATATCCCATAATTCTACAACTGTGCCAACAGGATCAAGCATTTTTAATTGAATGTCACGCTTGTAAAAGTCAGCATAACCACTTCTGCCTGAAACAGATTCATAATGCAAACGAACCCATTCCATAACTTGCTGTGCACCAGAAGGAGCAATTGGATCATGCAGGGTTACACCCATTGTGCCGAACGTTGTTTTACCTGCAATATAACGCGTTGCGTTAATGTAAGGTACTGCAACCTCTTCTGTTGTAATCTGCGGACGAGCAGCTGTCTTCAGCAAGAATGAGTCAATACCTTCGATTGCTAATACCCAGCGAAATTTACGCTTTGGTTCAAATCTATTGGGTAACATTTCTGATACGCTAAGTGTTTCGGCCATTATAATCTCCTAATAATCTCTTTCCTATAAATATCAATTAAAGCTTAATTTATTCTATTAAATTGTTCCTGGATTTTGAATCTCGAAGTCAAGTGATATAAATTCCGCGGTTCTTGTAGGCTGTACGAATATCTTTCCTCTAATTGTATTATTTAATACGTCAGCCTGTGTAGTTGTTGTTGTATCAATTCTAACCTGATATCTCTCCAGGCCTGATTGACTTTGCACCGTTGATAATACTGGCTCAACGGCTGCAGAGAATCTTTCAAGAGTTGATACTCTGTTTGGTTCGAACAAGAATGAATTTGCAATCTCTCTAACCTGTCTGCGGATATAAATCAACAGTCTTCTT